TGCACCAGTAGGTTCGATTACGGAAGGTTGTGCAACCCCTAGTCTGTTTCTGCCAACTTCTAAACAGACATATACTTGGTTGTTATCATTCTTCACGTAGTAAGGAAGTTGAGGATACCCACCTGTAGCATCATCATATGATGAATAGATTCTACCATTTGACCAATTGTTTCTAGGAACAACAAGAGATGTTGCCGCAACCTTCTTCATTGACTGAAGACCATCTCTCAATCTTGCAACATCTTCTGGACTGTTAACAGGTGTTGGAACTGTCTCTTGTGAATCCCAAGGTTCTGATCTACCTATCGCAACATAGTAATTGTGAGTTTGTTGTTCAAACCTTTCAAAAAAATCACGAGCAATCTGTTGTCTCAGTGTATCTGTAATCGTAGCTGGCATCTTCTATATCCTATGTATTAACTGCTGCACCTAAAACAATACGTCTGTAAAAACCACCCGAACTGTCATATATTGCTAGACATGGGTTTCCTGCGTTACCGTCTGTAACAAATATCATTCTTCCATGTACGCCTGGGGGTTCTGTTCCTACTGTGTAGTGTTTGATGTCAACATAATCTGGTGTTGGTTCACGAGATCTTTCTGCAACGTAATCCGAATCTAATGTTGCGGAAAGAGCTGCGACTTCATCTGTAACATTATGTTTTAATGCGACTGTACCGTCACTATCTGGCAAGAGTATAACTCTGTCTGTGGTAGGATCGACAACTCCTAATGAAGTCTCGTGAGAATCTGCAGTTCCTTCGTAAACAAGAAACGAAGCATTGTTAGTACTGTCGTGTAATTTTATACCAAGTTCTGATGCAGAATCACCACCTATAATAGTACGTATTTGTACAACATCACCATATAACTCTTCAAAGTTATCGTTGATCTTACCTGCGCCTGTGTACAGATCATCACCTGTACCATCGTTACCAGTCGTACCTCTGTCTATAATTTGTCTTGCCATTTTTATTTCCTAAAAACTGTACCTTTATTTATAAGGTTTTCACTACTTTGTTCCTACAATATACTCTCTCTGCGAGAATTTATCTCTTGTTGATGAGAACCTCACTGCAGAGTTCGCAACACCATTAGATGTTGCACCTGTAGGATCTGCAAAATCATCGAATCTAATCTTAAACCCTGCGAACTCGTTCATACTACTGTAGTAATTTTCTATTTCTGCAATAGTCAGATTCTGCCAATCAGATAGTTTACGTATTAGACTGTATCTATCTCTCATTTCAAATCTTTCTGGATCACCTTCAACATAACCTTCTGTTACATAATCTCTAGTCATGTACAGTGTTGCTTCCATATTAATCTGATCTGAGTCAACACCATCAAAACTAGGTGCATAAAGAGTAGTTCGTATTGCACCAACTGCCTCACCCTCTGCCGCATATGTAAATGCCGCAGTACTGAAAACATTTTGATTTGGGTTGATAAACGGTATAGATGTCAGTGTCCTAATATTCAATGCAGGTTCTGCTTCAAGGACAACTGCCGCACCCAAGTAAAACCCTGATGGGTGTACGTAGTTTCGATACATCGCCTCCCATTCTAAGAGAGGGATCGGGCCTTTTATGAGTGTAGAGAAGACCTGATAAAGTCTACCATCTTGTATTCTTTTCGCATCCTCTGTCCCAACGTTAGATTCACCAACAATAAACAAACTATTTTTGGGGTGAAAGATCTCTACGGTCTCGTTGAAGAATGCACGAAAGAAACCATGGATAGAATACTCAGAACCTTTGACTCTGAAAAAGTTACCAAAGTTTCTTATGACTTCTCTTGGTGTTGTGAACTGACCATTCGATATACCTAGACCGATTTCGTCAAATAGTAAATCTAGATATTCTAACTTAGCATCTTCAATATCTCTTATGGTTTGTAACTCTTCAATGATACCACCATAGTTGTCCGCCGAATCAAGGAACTCATAGTACGCATCCAAGAAGTTGATGAGCATGGGATAGTCAGAACGAAAATGTTCTGGTAATACTTCATCGACTAAACTTTTTCTGACATTTATGTCATGTCTATCGAAGTGCCTTAATGTTTGTGCAAAACCAGTGTGCGCCATTATCCTACCGTAAGTTTAGTATCTTGTCTATCTATAGATGCTGTTGCAAATGAAACTGTTGGATCTAACCTTACAACATAGTTACGTAAAGGTTTTACCACACTTTGATTTAAAGGTATCGCTGATATTTTTATAAATTCAGATCCACCTATGAATGCTTGTGGTGCAAACCCTACAATCTTTACTTCTCCTCTTGTTGGTACAAATTCACCAACATTATCCAATAATACATCACCGTCTATGTTTTGTATTTGTAATCTCTGAGAATTTAATTTATTTCTAATAAGTGCAATAGATCCGTCATATTCGAAAACACTAGAGATAATAGTATATGTAAAATCATCTGGGCCTTTTAGTTGCATTGGATACTGCAACTCAAAGTTTCTTTCAGTTCCTATTGTTGGAGTTATTCTTAACTGCGCCTTCACATCACATCTACTTGATAAGATCGCAGGATCAAGTGCGTCAATCTCTGTCAACATGTTACTACGTCTAAATGTCTTATCAAATTTATTCAAGTTCTCATTAAAGTATCTGACCATAAAGTTGTATGCAGTACTCTCTGTTGCAGCTAAACTAAATCCTGTGAGTGCAGGATCGAATTGAAAACTTAAAACTAATTCTAAGAAAAGATCTGTAGGATCTGTGTACTTGGTTGTCATAGAAACAATTCCAAGATTGTCAGAAAAGTTTGTTATTATATCTGCTTTTACTTTGTCTTTTATCGTATCAGCAGTTCCTGTTGCAAAGTTAAGTGAAACATAAACTGAACCATAATCACGAGGAACGTTTTGATCTCCTGACCATACGTTACAGTCTGTAACATCCACAAAATTACTTAGGATCATTGCTTTGTAGTCTAGTGATGTAACAAGTCTTGCCTGTTGTGCGTATGCAAAGGGTGCAAGTTGTCTTATACTTTCTATGGTTTGCTTTGGTGCACCACCTGTAGATTCTGTCACAGTTGTTGTGACAACTGGATAGTTTATCTGTTTTATTGTTAGGTTAGAGTTTGCGGTGAAAACAGTTCCGTTATCTGCCAATCCTTCTTTAGTAGACAAGTATGTGACAACAACCTTTTCGCCTGGATCTGGTTTCTTACCAAAGGATACACCATCACCAAAGTTTAGTTCGTAGTTCCCATTAGGTGCTTCTCGAATAGAATAAACTCTACTCTCACCATCGATACTAATTGCCTCTTTCAAAGGAATATAACTATTGAATGATGTGGAAGTTGCCGTGTCGAAAACTAATACACTTGCAGTTGATGTGTCTATTGTACTATCTGGAATAACAAAAATCTGTCTCTCATTCTTTTCACCGACAATAAATGTTTTTGTTTTCTGGACACCTTCAAATATTGTTATATCCGATGACCCCTTAGATGTTTTAAACTCGTAATTACCTGATCCGTCATCTTTCGCAAAGAAACTCTCTAGTGTTCTAAATGTGTATGAGATCCCATCGATAGAGGATGTAAAAGCAAACCCACTAGGTAATTCTACTTGGGCTGGTCTGTTAGCGACACCTGCTAGGTTAACATTAAGATTTACAACTGCCTTAGATGTTGTAGGAGATCTTACTTCATATCCTAAAGTTTCTGCATGAGATACAATAGAAGATCTTAACTGTGCAGTATTGAGAAAGGATTCATTAATCGCAAAGTTTGCGGTCAAACCATTTAAGTGTGTATTGTATGCCAATACATCCAAGACATTATTTAATCCTGATGCTTCAAAGTCGTAATCTGCAAACTCACTTTTTTGTTTAAAATGATTTTTTAAAGATTCTTTTATGTTTGCAAAATCTAACTCTGAAGATTTTATGACTGTTGCGACCATTTATCTAACCCTCGCTAGTGACACATCTAATGTTACTATTTCTTTTGTATTAACCACTTGAAACTCAATTGTTGTGTCTAGTGTATTATTTTCTGGTTTCAGTTGTACAGTTACTGATAAAACTCTTGCTCTTGGTTCGTGATTTGTTATTGCATCGAATATCGAGTTTTGTACAAACTCTGGATCGAATTCTGTATCCAATCCAAACAAAGCACTATTGAGGTTAGAACCAAAAAAATTATTGAATGGTTTCTCACCTCTAGAGGTTAATATTAGATTCTTTACTGATTGTTTTACTGCGGCCGCATCTATTTTTTTAAAGATGTCACCTGCAGGTTTCGGACTAAAAGTCAAATCTATATCTTTGTAAGCAACGTTACGAGAACTTACAATAGATCTGTCTAAGGAACCGTCTTCAATAGAAAATGCTCGTGCCATGTATACCTCTAGTTAATTACCACTATTTATAACGTTTAGTGATGTCCTACATCCTCAGATACTTTAGTTTGTTCTATTATTTCAGTAAGTTCACCATTAGTTTGAGTATAATTGTTATATCTTGTCTCAATGATGTTTCTATATCTCATTTTCCAGTCTGGATTTACTGGTGGCATTTGTATGATTATCTGTGCGTTAAGACTATTATCTGCGTTATATGAATCATAATCTAATATCATTTTATCAAAGTTTAGATAATCCTTACAGTGAACTGCAATATCAAACGTCTTGTCGATGTCTATATTACCACCTCTGTTACGGATTTCATACACAACTACCTGACCTCTAGTTGCAAGAAAGTTTAAACTATCAGGGTCTAGGGTTTCTCCCTCTTGTTTCTTGTACAATCCTTCTGTCACAACTAGTCTATGTCTATTTGTTTTTTCTAGGTGTTCTTGTATGGATAACATAAATTCTGCATGTACATAAAGATTTCTTGCAATCTTTAATCTTTCGACATCATCTGTAACATGATCCAAAGTAATAGGATCTCCATACCCACCTAAGAATTTTGCAAGTGGTGTACCTTTTGCTAACTTTGTCTTTGCATTGATTTCGCCATACTTAGCAAACTGCAACTCTGGGTTATACAATTGATTTGGTATAAGAGTTCTTGTGACAATAATGTTAGATTCATTTGCAATTCTTTCTGGGAATATTTCATCGTTTCCTAGTATCTTACCAGATGGTAGTTTGGAAGTTCCAGTAGTGTTTAATACTCTTCCAATCTCAAAGAGTTCTGGTTTCTGTTGTACATAAGTTGGTGACAGTATACCCTCAGATATAGCACGACCAACGAAAACTTTATTTCGTGAAGTGTTGGGATCTCTTAACTTACTCCTTACTCTCTCTGTTGTCAAGGTATAATTTGAAACACCACCGTAAGAATTAGATTTGACAATAGTATCCTTCATTACATCGCCTGGATCTATTTGCACATTACGTATTCCTAAATTTGATTTATTTAAATAATCATCCATAGTTGCGGATGTTGGGCCTGGTGCATTTACGGAACCACGAACAGTTGTATCAGTTGCAGTATTGTCTGCAGTAAAACCTTGGGCAGCGCCAGTATTCCCTGCACTACCGTCATGTGTGTCTGGGTCTGAGTAGTTTTGAGAGTTTGTAACGTCTGCAGTAATGGATCTAACAGCTGTGCCTTGAAGATCTCCGTGAAAGGCAGGTGCGGTAACTCCGTCAGTAAATGTAGAAGATGTTCCATAATAGTTCTTTGCGTAATAGATTACGTTGTCTCCACCTATTACTCCTGTGGTTGCGATTGCGGATAAATCAGTTGCGGCGATATTGATACTCTTAGATGTGAAGTTCATATCATTAGGTGCAGTCATTGTAATATTATCACCGACATACTGTGCAAGTTTTGCACCGATACGTTCAGTATGATTGCCTTTTACAATGAGATTATTATCTGACAATATAGTATCTGTGTTTGTACCTGCTACAAACTTGGAGTTATTACCTGAGACAGTTTCTAGTTTGTTTTCGTGTATAGTTGTAGAAGATCCCCCATAGACCTCCTCTGTCTTATCTCCGTGAACTTGTAAGTTATAGTTACCACCAACTTCTACGTCCATGTCTCCTGTTACGTGAAGTTTTAGATTACCGAGATAGTGGACATCACCATCACCCTCTATAAGAACTTTCTGATCACCACCTGTAATA